ACCAATCGGTGCAAGTGGTATCAAGCCTGGCTGGACTGTAGGTGATGGGCCAACTGTAACCGCCACTACAAATGCAACTGCTTATGGGCTCTTCTTGATTAACTCTGCTTCTCACCTAGCAAACCCAAATGGGGCGTTGGCGGCGGTATTTTATGCTACTAATGGCGCTTTGGCCCTTACTGGTACCGTTGCTGGAACAACTGGTTTGACTTCATCAACTAATGTCCTAATTAACTCAATTGGTGCCAACAAGGAATTCAAGATTGCTGTCTACGATAACAGCACTACTCATGGTGCTCTTGTAGAAACAATTGCCTTCAACTTTAATAGAAGCGACAACTCAAAATACCTCAGAAGCCAATTTAATACCAACCCTGTAATGACCAATTCAGAAATTGTAAGTTCGACTAAGAGCTACTGGCTCGGTGAATCATTTGATAGATTCGTCGCCGACACTGTAACAAACTCAGCCGCTGGTGAAGTACTTGGTGCTCTTGTCCCCCTTCAAAGTGGATCTGCAAACTGGGGTGATCACAATGAATCATTTAAAGGTTCTCAATCTGGTTGGGTAATTGCTCAAGACCAAGGCCAACCAGAAAACTTCAACCCAATCGCTTCCAACCAGAAGCTTTTTAGATTTAAAGCGCTACATGAAGGCGAAGACATGATGGGTTCTACGCTGATTGGTATCAAAGACATCTCTATGCCACTTGACTCTAGTGTTAATCCTTTTGGCAGCTTCTCAGTTTGCTTCATGGACTTAAACGGAAGCATCTTGGAAGAATTTACCAACATAGACCTTAACCCTCTTTCTGAGAACTACATCGTTAAGAAAATCGGTAACACTAGAGTGACTTGGAATCAAAACACCAAAGCTTACGATGCGATAGGTGATGAGCCAAATCAATCAAACTATTTCTATGTAGAAGTAGATGGAACTGTAAAAGACGGTAGTGCTGATGGTCTCGTACCATTTGGATTCTTAGGTCCAGTAAGGCCAAGATCATTTACCGTTGTAACTGGAGCAGGTAGTGCGCAAGACTTTGGTAAGCTTAGCACAACTTCTGACTTTGAAGGTGTATTCGGATCTAAGTTGTCTCCAAGGCCACCAGCCTCTAAAGACTTTATTTTCAGTCCTCCTTTGTTTACAGGATCATTCAGTTTTCCTAAATTGGCTTTACGCACCGCAGGAACCAATGGGGATCCAGTTAATGAATACGACGTTTATTACGGTGTTCGCCCAATGGAAGCTGCGGACAACAAACGAGTGGATGATGGATACATTGATTACTTAAGAAGATTGTCTGCTGGTGGAAGCCCAGTTGCTAATAACTATGTTCCATTCGCTACAGGCTATGAATACTCATTTGCTTTCTCCCTTGATGATCTAGTAATAGGCACAACAGCAGGGTCTGTAACTTATACATCTGGTTCTCGTCAAGCAAGTACTTCTTACACTGCGATCTCTGGTGCTGCGGCTCTTCTCGGAGACGCTGGCCTTACAGACGATGTAGAAGTTAGACAATTTGCAATACCAGTTTGGGGCGGATTTGATGGTCTTGACATCACAGAGCAAGAACCATTCAGAAACACTTTGTTAGATGATAAAGCAACCGCTCAAAGTTCACCGCTATACTCAATAGTAAAAGCAGTTGACACGATTAGAAACCCAGAACAAGTAGTTGCTAACTCTTTATCAATTCCTGGTGTTACCAATACTACGGTAACCGATAAGGTAATCTCAATGTGTGAGGATAGAAAAGACCTTTTGGGAATTATTGACATACCAGGCGGTTATGTTCCTGCTACTGAAGGCAAAGGAACAGCAGCACCTAAAGCAGGTGTTGTAAGCACAGTAATACGAAACATAAGAACTAAGAAATACAACACTAGTTATGGTTGTGCTTTCTATCCATGGGTTCAATTACGAGTGAACAATGGTGCTGATACCGGAAAACTTTGGGCTCCTCCATCTGTTGCTGCTATTGGCGCATTCGCAAATTCAGATAGGCAATCAGATTTATGGTTTGCTCCTGCTGGATTTACTCGCGGGGGACTCAATCCTCTCGGTGGTTCAGGCGGACCTGCGGTTGTAAATGTCGATGGCACCCTCACAGCGAAAGAGAGAGATAGACTTTATCAAGTTAACATTAACCCAATCGCTTCATTTCCTGGCGAAGGTATTGTTGTCTTTGGACAGAAGACTCTTCAAGCCACGCCTTCTGCATTAGACAGAATCAATGTTAGAAGATTGCTCATCTACCTGAAGGGCGAACTTTCAAGAATCTCTCGTGGATTACTCTTTGAACCAAATGTTACAGCAACATGGTTGTCTTTCAAGACTCAAGCAGACCAAGTTCTTTCAAATGTAAAAGCTAACTTCGGTGTGACTGATTACAAAGTTGTTCTTGACGAGAACACAACAACTGCGGATCTTATTGATAGAAACATTCTATACGCAAAGGTCTTCATCAAACCAACCAGAGCAATTGAATACATCGTTGTAGACTTAATTGTTACTAATACTGGTGCGGAATTTGTATAGCGACATAATTACTATAATAGGAGATTAATTCAATGGCTTTTTGGTCCGAAATATATAACGCTCAATCGAAAGATCCTAAAAGAGGATTTAGATTTAAAATTACATTCCAAGGCATGAATGGCGGAGACATCGTTTGGTTCGCTAAGAAGGTTGCAAAGCCATCTTACACCATAACTGAATCGAAGCACTCTTACCTAAATCATAACTTTTATTTTCCTGGTCGTGTTGAGTGGGATACAATCGCAATGACACTTGTTGACCCAGTATCGCCAGGAGCCGTTGCTCAAACCAACGCTCTAGTGGTAGCATCAGGCTATCAGGTGCCAGGATCTGCTGCTGATTTGGCTTCAATGTCAAAAGGTAAGTCTGCTGCTTCCATAGGTTATTTGGTAATCGAGCAAATTGATGCTGAAGGAAATGTTACTGAAGAATGGACTGTTAAGAACCCATTTGTAAAATCTGTTAAATTTGGCGAACTTGCTTACGATAATGATGACCTCTCAGAAATTGAGTTAGAAATTCGTTATGACTGGGCTGTTTGCACAATTGGTAACAACGCAGATGGTGCTCAAACTGGACTTACAAGTCAACTTGGAAAAATTGCAGATCCAAGAGTATTCTACGATAACTAAAAATGTCTTTCTGGACCAGTCCAAACATTCATCCTAAAACAAAATCTCGTTTCATCGTTACATTTGGAACGAGCTTTTTTCTTCCTAACGTTAAATCTGTTACAAAACCAGCAGTCGAGATAGCAACTAAAGAATACAGATTGATGAATCACTATTTCAATTTTCCTGGTCTTGTTCGCTGGGAGCCAATTAAGATTACTTTTGTTGACATGAATGGGACTGGGGGAGAATTTGATACATCTGAGATGCTTTATGAGATGTTAAACAACTCAGGCTATGCTCCTCCGTCACCTGAATCAAGTCACCGTATTGGTAGAGACCCTAGGTCACCAAAGACTACGATCACAACTCCCGAAAAAGCCTCAACAATTGCAAACTCATTTGGCGACGGATTATATAAAAGAAAAAATCAGAGCCCTTTGGCACCAAATGCTCCCACAAGAACAATCCGAATACAACAGCTTGATTATGGTTTCATAAGAAGTCCCAATGCTGATAAATTAAGTGAAAATGCTAATGTGGTGGAAGAATGGGTCCTTGTAAATCCAATTATAACAAACATTTCATGGGGCGAACTAGACTACGGATCAGACGATCTGATTGAATGTACTCTGGACATTAAGTATGATTGGGCTGAATTAAGCAGAAGCCCAGAAAGACCAATAATAACAAATACATACACAGAATTCTCAAGATAAACAGCGAGGTGAAAATTGAGTAGAAATAATGAAGAAAGGTTTGGAGCCCACGGTGACGCTGGCTCAGAGCCTGTTGCGGCAATGCCAAATCCACTGGATTTTGTATCGCCTACAGAACATGTAGAACTTCCTTCAAAGGGAAGAGGATACCCACCAAGTCACCCACTTCACAATCAAGAAACAATTGAGATTAAATACATGACCGCCAAAGAAGAAGACATACTATCTTCTCGCTCTTTGCTCAAAAAGGGTCTTGCCATTGAAAGATTAATCGAATCCGTAATTTGTGATAAAAACATATCAGCCAAAGATCTTCTGGTTGGTGATCGTAATGCAATCCTGATCTCTGCGAGACGCTCTGCTTACGGCAACATTTATAGTACCAAAGTTACATGCCCAAGCTGCACTCAGGTGACACCTTATGATTTTGATTTAAATGAAGCAAAGATCTATGAAGGCTCTGGTTATGAAGAATACGGAATAGAAGTTACCCCGCAAGGGCTTTTTATGGTTACTTTACCCGTGACAGGCTTTCAAGTTGAATTCAGACTCCTTAGAGGACAAGACGAACTTGACATAGTTAAGAAAGCACAAAAACTTCAAAAGAACAAAGTGGCTGAACAAAATGTTTCAGACCAATTAAAAAAGTTTATTGTTAAAGTTAACGGCTACAGCGACATGAAGGTGATTAATCATGTTGCCAATAAGATACCAGCACAAGACTCTATGTTTTTAAGGGGAGCATACAAACAATGCTCGCCCGATGTAAGGATCTCCGAGGAATTTACATGTCCTTCTTGTGACTATGAACAAGAATTGGAGGTGCCTTTCGGGGCAGACTTTTTTTGGCCTGACCGATGAATACATGGCTAATGTTTATGAACAGTTCTTTATTCTTAAACATTATGGCTCGTGGTCTCTGATCGAACTCTACAATCTTCCCATCGGCCTCCGCAAGTGGTGGCTTGACCGGACAATACAAGAATACGAGAAAGAAAAAGAAGAACACGAAAAAGCAATGAAAAAGTCTAAACGATAATGCTCTTTCGAGAGCATTTTTGTTTATGATCTAATTATAAAGAGGACACCGCTATGATTGTAATAGATTTAACGAAAAAGAACCAACTAAACGAAAGTTGGCTAAGAATGATTGGCTCATGGTCAAAATCTCTTCTTCAACAAATGTTTGGTAAAGATTATTCTTTAAACATGGCTATCAAAGAAGAAGAGGAAGAAAATAAACTTAACTTTGTAATTCGTGGTGAAGTTGAAGATGTAAGAGCGTATGCTGATGCTATTCTTCGTGAAAAAGACTATCTTGAGGCATACGCCCAGTTCGGTAAAGATCACCCGATGACCAATAAACAAAGAGGTCTCTTGCAACAAGCGGTCCAAACCTTTGAATCAAACACGGGCATCAAGTGGCCGTTCTCTGACGAGGATTAATAAATGGCCGAAGGTGATACCCCATCAGCAGCGGAACTAGCAGCGGCGATTGAGAAACTTGATACCGTAATCGCCAAACAAAAAGAGCTTCTAAAACTCAGACAACAAGACGCCGAGATTCTTGGCGACTTTAATGAAGAGTTGCGCATTCAAGCAGGATTAAGAGAAAAAGAATTAACTATTCTATCCACTAAATTTGATAAAGCAAAATCCATTGAAGAAGTTGAAAAAATGTTGACTTTTGAGATGAGAGAAAGAATCTATAATCTGGAAATAGAAGCACAGAAGGTCTTTGATATAAGTGAAAAAAGAGAGGTTGCTCTAGGTCTTATCGCAAAAGAGAGAGCGCAACAAGAACTAATAAAACAGACCGTCAACCAAACAGAAAAGGCTGTTGGTGGCATCGCTGGTAAACTAGGTATTGCAACTAAGTTTTCGGAAACAGCGGTCGGACAATTTGCGGACATGGCGTTGAACCTTGCTCAATCTGGTAAAGGATCAGAAATCATGAGTTCGGCACTCGCCACAACTTTAGGACCTGCCAACCTTCTTGCTTCGTTGTTTGAAAAGATTGTTGAATCTGTTGTTGCCACCGCTCTTCAATTAGATAGCGCCGAATCTGCCTTACAGAGGTCCACCGGTTTTGCTGTTAACTTCAGAGATTCCATGTTGGATGTAGCAGCAGCAAATGTTATGTCCGGAGTAACAATCGCAGATACACAGGCATCTTTCGGGGCGTTGGTCTCAAACTTTTCCGCTTTTAGCCCAACAGCGGCGGAAGCCAATAAAAGCTTACTTGAAACCACCACCTTATTGGAGAAGGTTGGAGTAACTTCAGAGGTGTCAACAAAACAAATTGACTTCTTTGTTAGAGCTCTTGGTATGACAACCGCAGGTGCTCAAGAATTAACTGTTGAGATTGCACTTGCTGCTCAATCAATAGGGATAAGCGCAGCAAAGATGACAAGCGATTTTGCCGCTGTTAGTTCAAACCTCTCAGTTTATGGCGATCAAATGGTCGATGTATTTCTGGACCTTGAGGCGCAAGCCAAAGCAACAGGTATTGAAGTATCGCAACTTGTAAAGATCGGAGAACAATTTAATACATTCGATAAAGCAGCTGAAATAACAGGAAAATTAAACGCTGTCTTAGGAACAAACTTAAGTTCGATGCAGATGATCAACTTAACAGAGGCAGAAAGAGTAAAACTCTTAAGACAAGAACTTAGAGCCACCGTTGGCAACTTTGATTCCTTGGATAAGTATACACAAATGTACATACAGCAAGCAGCGGGTCTTAGTAGTGTTGCTGAAGCAAGAAGACTTGTAAATGCAAATGAGCAAGAATATCTCGCACACAATGCAGCAATGCAAGAGCGAGCCGCAACTCAACAAGAATTAAAAGAAGCAACCGAGAGTTTTGTTCCCGTAGTGGAAGCACTACAGATCGCAGTTTTAAACTTGGCTATGGAGTTCAAGCCTCTTATAAGTGGATTAACATTTCTTCTAGACAACGTAATGCAACCATTAATTTCAAACTTTCTAGAGATCACAGGCATCTTAGTGGGCGCTAGTATAGGATTCAAACTTTTGACACTAGCACAACAAGGGTATACCCTGAGTCAAATGGCCGGTCTGGGAGTATTGTATCTTCAACAAGCCGCAACAACAGCCCTTTCGGCTGTGCGAGGAATTCTAACAATTGTTACAGGTGGACTAACACTCGCTCAAATAGGCTTAAATACTGCTACCGCCATTGGCGCAGCGAGAATTTTGCTTTTGGCAACTGTTTTGTTTTTCCTGTATAGAGCATTTACTAAACGAGGATCACCTCCTCTTTATTTGATGGGATTCACGATGGCAGCAGGTATCATTGCATTAGGTATTGCCGTCAAAGTGGGAGGCAATAAGCTTCTAATCTTTACGGGACTTCTCGCTGTCTTATTCTTGGCAGTTCATCTTATAATTGAATCTGTTGCTGGGCTTGTCTCGGTTGTTAGCGAAATGTTCCAGATGTTCATTGACAACGCTGCTATACTGCCGCAACTTGCCGTTAGTCTTTATTTGGTCGGTGGCGCTTTCTTATTCTTTGCTGCTAGTGTAGCCGCA